GAAAGGTTCATTTATTATTTATGTAGTTATAAACTCTTCCTATTGCTTTTTCAATACCCAATAATTCGCCTTTTATAAAGTTTGTGTCTTCTTTTAAATCAACAATAGATATTAGAACCCAAGTGCATAATCCAAATAATGCACTACCTGCAAATCCTAGGATCCATTTAATATCAATTTTCATAATTTATTGACACGATAAACATTCATCAGAATCAGAATCTAATTCGGCTAACGCTTCTTCTTTACATTCTTTACTGCAAAATAAATCAAATTCATCTTTTGCATCAAACGCTTCTTTACATTGTTTACATTGTTTTCTCATATTATTCTCCAAACAGCCAGTTAACATATCTTTGCCATAAAGATAATTTTTTCGGTTCGTCTTTTAACACTAAAGGTTTGCACGTGCAACTATCGCAAATGCAACTATCACATTTATTTGAATTTAAATGATAACCTTTACCGTAACAATGACATGCGTGCCCACAAATATTACATTTTATTTTCATTTTTATCCTCAATGTTATAGAACATTCTATCAGAATCTTCTGTTACCCAATCATCACCTTCTGCATCCCAATAAGTAGTTTGCACTTTATAATCAGGCCATTCGTTTTCTGTTGTATAACTATTAACATGCCAAATGATTCTATTGTTTGGCTGAGCAGCATAGTTGCCGTTTTCAAGTGCCATGATATGCGCACACTTATGTTCTTGCGGAATCTCTGAATGTTCCGTGTTTAGTATATTAGTTTCTGGATGTGCCCAGTCAATAGTAAATAAGTATTGACCTTTATAAAATTTTTTATCTTTACCTAAATATTTTCCATCTATACCAGCCAACCAATCAAAAGTATGAACACTAGGCCAATAACTAAAACAATTCCACAGTTGGAGTTGGTCCGTCGACATATCCGGCACATCGGCTCGATCATAACGTTTTTGGAAAAACGCTGAGATAGGCAAACGCCAAAAGCACGCACCATTGGGTAGCATGATGTTAAATAAGAGAGCCCTTCCTGAAATAGAGCTAACACCAAAGATAACACATTCACGACTATCTTTCTTATATTGTTCATCCATGTCATAAAGATATTCCCTCCTAATTTTACAGTAAATCGGTGGTATATTCGCGTTAAGATATGCCATAAGTTCCTCATTTTATTTCGCCCCAATTAGGTCCTGATTCGTAATCAACTTTATTAGGAACTTCTAGATTTACTGCCTGTTCCATTATTTGTTTTATTTTATCAGCTTGTGATTCTGATTCAATAGAAAAATCTAATTCATCATGTATTTGTATATGACCTATTAAACCTTCTTTATATAAATCTACCATTGCTTTTTTAGTCATATCTGCAGCTGATCCCTGAATTAATTTATTTAAAGCTTTATAAGTAAATGCTCTACGTGTTGAATTTTCATGCCAATAATTTTTCTTTGGATTACCATCTTTATCTTTTATAATGTTACCTTCAAAATCTTTTAAGTGAGGGCCCATTTCTTGTAGTTCTCTCATACGTTCATCATCTTCTGGTGGCACATATGTTCCCCAATCTGCACCTCTTAAGATAGGTTCATACTTAGGAAATCTACAACGTCTGCCTAACAATGTTTTAATTTGTCCTCTTGACTCTGCAGCTTTCATAACTTTATTCATCAACTGTTTAACGAATGGCGCTTGACCATGATACTTTGCAAATAGTTCTTCTGATTTTTCTTTTGATACACCTAACTCACCTTGTAGTTTTGCTTTACCCATACCATAAAACAATCCAAGATTAATTGTCTTAGCTTGTGATCTTGGTATAGATGCCATCTCTGCAACTATTTTGTGAAAGTCTGTTGATGGATCATTCTCATATGAATCTGCAATTGTATTTACAGAAGGAAGTCCAAACTTTAATGCATAGTGTGCAACCAATCTTGGTTCTTGTTGCGAGTAATCAAATGTTCCCCAGTTACAACCTTGTTCTGGTATAAACAATGATCGAAGGAGTGGCCCTGTTTCCGGATCCCTGGCGGGTATCTGCTGTAGGTTTGGATTCGAATAACTAAATCGTCCAGTAACCGTTCCACCATCATCTGATCGTATTTGATTGATGTCTGCATGGATTCTGCCATTGTGTTCATGTTTAAAAATAGTGTCAATAAATGTAGTTCTAACCTTGTTTATTTTTCTAGCTTCTGCTATCATGTTGACTACAGGATGATCGTGATTAGAAATAAAATTTTTTGTAAATGAGGGAGAGTCAGTCTTTTCAGTTCGGCTATAAGGTAGCATCAGTTTGTCAAAAACTTTGGCAATTGATTGTGCAGCCCATATTTGAGTATCTATGCCTGTTTCTTTTTTTATTTCCCGTAATAATTTTTCTTCTCTCGTTGCCAATCTTGTTTTTAATAGATCGGCTTTTTCAATATCTACCCGCACCCCTAGGTGACGCATATCAACTAAACAAGGAAACAGATCAGTCTCCAAATTAAATATATCTTGAAGATCATCTTCAACAATTACTTTTTTTAATTTGTGCCAAAGTCTTAAAGTCAGTTCAGCATCTTTTTCACCATACGCTCCAACTTCCATTGCAGGCATTCTCCACATATCTGCTTTAGGATCTAATCCTCTTTCTTTAGCTGCTTGAGTTAATCTTGCTTCGTTCTTACCTTCACTTAAGTGATGCCAAGATAAAGTATTTAAGGTATATGAAAATCTATTCTCATCTATTAGACTGGCTGCAATCATCGTATCTATGATTAAACCATTGATTTTTATACCTAAATTACGTATCCAACATACGTCATACATTGCGTTATGAAATATTTTTGTAGAAGGAGATTCACAAATATCTTTAAACCATTCTAAAGTTTTTTTACGATCTAGGTTTGGTCCTTCTTCATGTGCTATTGGAAAGTATCCTTTATATCCATCTACCGCTACAGCGATACCTACAACTTCACCATTACCAATAATAGAACCTGATCCTTTTGTTTTTAAATCAGGATCTCTTGTTTCCAAGTCAATTGCAATTTCATCTGCATCCCTTAGATCAGGGAATTCAGTAGGCATGTTCCATTCTGTATGTGGTACTATCATATTAATTAACACTCCTTAAAAATTTTAATTCTTTTTCTTGAATAGATTGTTTAGTTTTTCTAACTATATAATCAAAAATAGGACCATGACATACAGCTTTAGTTCTTTCTTTATTTTGAAATAAAAAATATTTTTTAGATATATTTAAACATAAACCACTTTTCTTTAATTTAATTCTAACAGAGTTTTTTCTATCTCTTACTAAAATAAAATTTTCTTCATTTAATAATACATTCATATTAAATCAAATAAATAGATTGTTAAAATACATAAACCCATTAGTTCTGTGTAAACATTCATTTCTTTTTACTCATGTCTTTCATCTTTTTAATTTCTAATTCACAGTAATGAATTATTTTTTCTAAATCTTGTATGCCATTTTTATTTTTATAACGACACACATACTTTATAACATTCCCTTGAAAAAAGGAAAGGTCATTCTTAGAAATAAACTCATAAGGTTGAATGTGAAAATTCTTGTAATGATTCCCACCTATTTGTTTGTCTTGTGGAAATGCACTTTCAAACATATCTTTACTTGTCATAGTTCGTAACCCTTTCTTGTTATTCTTGCTTTTAGTTTATATAAATTGTTACGTGCTCTTGTTATACCCACGTACCAAACTCTATGTTCTTCATCTTGTTTATCTTGACTTCTTTTAATTGACTTTAATATTTTATCGCCAATATCCAAACATAGAATTACGTTGTCTTGTTCACCACCTTTTATGGCATGAATAGTAGATAGCCATATTCTTGCAGGCTCATCTAAATTTTCTTTATTATCTAGTGTGTGTAGTAAATATTCTTTATCTTCATCTTCAGCTAATTTAAATGCAGTAAACCAATTATGATTAGCATTCCAGTTACCTTTACCTGCAAAATCTTGTATGTCTTTTATATCTTCTTCATTTAATTCTTTACCATTACGCCATAACTCATAATTTTTAGATGCTTTATACATTCTAACTTTAATACTTTTACCTTTATTACTTTCAAAATATAAACCTTTACTTATTAATTGATCTTGTATTTTTAAAAGTCTAGATATAGTTCTTGTTAATATTAACCATTTACCTTTTGTTAAATCTATTTCATCTACATTATTTATTTCTTCACACAAACCTTCATAATTTCTAGGGTAATATTGTTTTAATTTTCTAATACCAACTATATTATTTATAGGTACAATAGATTGTTGTTGAACTGATTTAGATATTCGTTTAGAATACTTCAGAATTTTTTCTCTTGCAGGTTCTTGAATAAATCTCTTGACATCAGCACCGGCCCAAGCAAAAATAGCTTGGTCATCATCACCCGCTAAATAAATATCTTTAGATTTTGTCTTTAAAACATCGTACAATTTCCATTGTAAAGGTGATAAATCTTGAGCTTCATCAATAAAGATAACGTCAAATTCTGGAATTTTTTCTGGTTTATCTGTCAACATTTTTACCATGTCATTAAAATCTAAAAGCTTTTTCTTTTCTTTAAATTTTTTTAAGTTATCGTAAATGTGTTTTAAGGGTGCCCACTCAACCGTTTTTGGATCATGTTCTTCTAAATTAAATTCTTCTTTTAAATCAACACATCTATTAATAGATCTATGTATTATTTGAAAATATGGATTTTCAAAACCTAAATAAAAAGACTCATCTTTATTATAACGATCATAAAATTTTACTTGTAAATTTATTTTTTTACCAAACTCTTCATAGTGATAAGGCTGCATAACATCTTCTTTATCTATATCTAAACAATCAAACCCCAATGAATGTAATGTTCTAAAGTAAATTAATTTTTTATCTTCTGCTGGCATTCTTCTTTTAGCTTCAGTTGCTGCCTTTTTAGTAAATGCAAAGTAACCTATTCTATGTAATGGTGTACCAGTTCTATGATATGCTTTTGCTCTAGATATTAGTTTATATGTCTTGCCGGTGCCTGGAGGACCATAATATTTATATATCATACTATATCGTCTTCGCTTTCTATTTCGATTGATTCATTAATTTCTTCTGGTTCATCAAAAAGAAATAGTGGTACTCGTGCTACTCTTATTGGTTTAAAATATTTACCGCCATCATCTCTACCAGGATATCTTTTTAGTTTTCCAAAATAAGCTCTCTTATCATCATCTGTATCTTCTTTATCAAACAACTGATGTGAAATCATGTAAGATGTTTTCTGTGCATCATACTTCCATTCCTCATTTTTTAATTTGTCAAAAAATTTATCAAACACAAACCATGCAAACTTTTCTTCAACCAAAGGTCTACCACTCTCAAATGATGAATGTGATGTAGCCTGTGCTCCGTAAATATGTTTTTGTAATAATTTCTTTAATACTTCTAATGGACTTGTACCTTCTGCAGGTTCTATTGTTTGTATTCCAGGAGTTAGTAAGTTAATTATATTCTTTAATTCCTGACGCTTGATGCCTGGAGCAACGATATGTGCTTGTTCGAACATAATATTCTCAAATTCATTTGGATTTAAAAGCTTGTAAGTATTTTTTATATTTAACTGTATATTTTCACCTTCATTATTTTGAACAGTCACTCTCCATTCTGGATTAGGTTTATAATTTATTTTTTGTAAATTACTGAGTTCTGGAAAATTAGGTTTACCATCAGATAGTATTCCAAATTTTCTTTTTACACATACTGCTTTCATACATGCACCAGTTAATAACTGATCACTACAAGTAAAACCCTTTTTCTGTTTTTCCCAGCTGCCTATTTTTGATTTAATATGATCATCTGTCCAATGCTCATCAAAAGTAAAATACTTTCTGCCTGCTTGTAAAACCATCTTCTTCCAACTATCTGGATATTTTTTCTTAGCAAACACCATATAGTTATATAAAAATCTATCTCTTCCATCTGTAAAAGTCATAACTTCTTTAGTTAATTTCTGTAAACATGGTGGTCCATCTTCAAATTCTTCTCCACCACCTTTTAATTCTTGTGTAACTAAATCTTCTTTTACTTGTTTAAAATTTTTAGGATCAACTAAATTAAGTTTAACTACTTCTAAAAATGTTTGGAATGGCATCATTGTACCATCTAAATTTAAAGCTTTACGATCATCACCATTGTAAGGTAAATTGATAAAGTTCCCGTTAGATAATGTTCCATCTTTAGATCGTAATTGTGTTTGTTTAGGAAATATTTCTGTACCTTGCGGTAGTTTAAATACAAATAATAATTCTTCTAAAAAATTTCTTATCTCTTTTGCTTTTACCAATCGAGTGGTGAACACATATAAATGTAATCCACCACTCTTAGATAGGATAGGTATGATTGGTAGGTTTTTATCTTGGATGACGCCTAGATAAAATTTTCTGTCTATTGGATATTGATCAACATCTATTGCACCAAATCTAGCCATGCCTTCATCAGTACAAGGTTGTATTCCAATTGATTTTAATCCTTTAATATGATCTTCGTAATCTTGATCGGTAACTGGATCTTTAGTCCATTCATGTTTCCATTTCTTTTTACCGGTATCTGGATCAATATATCCTTCATCTATTTTACAGACACCATAACTTCTTTTTAAACCACTAAAATATTCTATGTATTCTTTCATAAATTCCTATCCATTTAAATTAAAAGGTGGGCCAGTCTCCCGGCCCTGCCTTGTCTTGCAAGTGTTCCCTTAAGGAATTAGATAATATCTTCTGATTTACCTTCTTCAACTTTTTCATACTTAGGTTTATTCATCCCAGCAGATACTTGTTTTTGAAAGTCTTGACCCATTTTATACATAAGTGCATCTGTTTTATCAGATACATCTAGCATTCTAACCAATGATGGTTTGTAAATATGCCAAGTTTTATCTCCCGCACTTTTCTCAACAGTTCTTAATTTAAAAATTGCTGAGTATGCTGCCGGTTGAAAAGAACCTTTATCATCTGACATTCTTAAATTAGAAATTAGATTGTTAAGTTCTCTTGCTGGTGTAAGATTAGATGATCTCATAGTGATCACTGCTTTTCTTGGTTCACCATTCAACATAGCAAGAATAAAGAAGTACATTGTTTTTTCAACATAGTTACCATTAAGTAATCTATATTTAATACCTCTCATTTCTTCTTTAGCATTTGTAGGCGGTGTTAAGTGTGTTCCAACTGGTGCTGATGGAGCATCACCTTTTTCTTGCCACTCTGGATATCTAGTTTGCGTATGTGCAACTATTATATCCAAACCTTTACTACCATCTATTAGTTGTCCAAAACTATTAGAATATATCATTCCAGGTTGTGCGCCTTCAACAAATTTAGGACTTCTTGAATTACACTCTGGTGATAATTGGTGTAAGATTTTCAGAATCGGTGTAGATACGTCATCTGATTTTATTTCTTCTGCACCCTTACCAGCATCAGCTCTTAAGTTTACAGCAGCTAGTGCACCTGCACTATTCTTTTTTACTATTTCTTTTTCCATAGTATTTTACTCCTTATTATTTATTAGTTTATTTTTTATTAGTCATACTAGTTCGGTTTCCCTCTAGTACATTAAATAGATCAGCAGGAACTTCATTACCTTTTTCTTTCCATTCCTTCATCACTACTGATAAAGAAGCGTGGTGAACAGTTTCTTTTTGAGAAGGTTCATAGCCACGCTCCCTGGCAAGGCTGACATATTCGACAGCCTTGTTGTCTTCGTTCTGACCAAAGTTAACTGTGATTTCATTTTTCACAATATCCCCTAAGCCATTTTCTCGAAGCCATTGTATCGCTTCACCTTTTTTATCTGCTTTAGCTGAAGCAAAAAACTTTTTACCTACAGACAGTTCTGAACCATCTTGTAGTTTTAAAGTTTTTAAATTCATTTTTTCCATTAAGTCTGGAATTGTAAATTCGCTAATATATTTTTCTTGTGATTTTAATTCTTTTAATTTTATTTCTGTTGCAAGAATTTGTGCATTAACAGATTTATATTGTTCTATTGCTTCTGACAATGCAGTTGGATCAACTTTATCAGTTTGATCAGGTGCATCTCTTCTTAAATCTATATCCATAATATTTCCTTTCGTAAGAGGTATATATAGGAGAATTTTATATTGTCAACTAGTTTTGAAAAATATTTATTTCGATTGGATAATAAGTTTTTTCCTGTCTGTCCCATTTTAACAACTTATATTTTCCGTTAGTCATATCAGAAACTATTGAACATGTCACTCCAATAATTGCAGGGTCACCTGATAATAATAA